GACCACGTTCCCCACGCAGTGAGCCTAACATAAAATCGTTTCCGCGACGAACGCCTTCTGGGTAAGTATCAATCAGCATACTTAGCTGAACGTCCCTTGGAACTTCCCTAGAAATGCGTTCGGCTACCTCCTTCGATGTCTTGCCAAACTGTAAAATGTTCATTATCTTGTTCCCTACAAACGGTTACACACTACATATGGGGTTGCGTTGTGCAGACGCTCCCCATTTTTTTTATTCATCCCAACAGGTTTCGCGGTATTCGCAAAACTTGCAAAGATAAAAATCTTTACTTTGAGCGATACGGGGTAGAATGTCACCCGATTTTGCTGCCGTCAAGATATTCACTGCGCGATCACTAGCTTGCTGCGCGAGAGGTGCATTGTACGGCACTAGCTCGTAGTAAATTTCAGACGTATTTTTATTTACGACAGAAAACAACGCAGGGTTTTCGGTTAGCTCCATATAAGTTTGATACAAAGCAATCTGAGTTGCGTAAGTTGGATTAGCCTTGGCAACACCCATGTTGACGAACGCTCTGAACTTCTTGTCGTTCGCTGATTTGTTTTCCCATAATGACGGGTATCCCATAGATACGGGGCCATCACAGATCACGCCATCTATGTGACCGCGTATCTCGCCGTCAGCGATAGAGAACCCAAATTGTTCGCCTTGTTTGTCTTCTGTGCGCAGATCAAACCCTGCATCTTTTAGCCACTTAGCTGCATAATCTTCAATGTTATGACCGAACTGAAAGATGCGCAGTGTTCGTGCGCTGAACTCTTTGTCAGGATCAACAGGGTAATTCAGATAGCGATACTGTATCTTGCGTTGGCATTCGTCACCAATACTAGATGCGCCAATATACTTGCGGCGTTCACGTTTTTTCTCGCCTGCAACGATAGCATTATCAACCGCTGCCTTGATGTGATCTACAATCGGGTCTTCCTTAGAAGGGGATTGATGTAGAAGGCCAAGTGCCTGTTGACTTATAGTAAGTTTCTTCGAGTTTTCCAATGTCGATCTCCGCTGCTAGACGTTGTGATTCCTGTATTCCAAAAATCAGAGTGTGGACTTGATCTTCTGATAGATCAGAAAAACGTGTGTCCCATCCGAACTTGCCCAATATGTGTGCCAATTCTTCGATTGGCTTTGGTTCTGGTGGTACTGTCAATGTATTATCTCCTCCTTTATTCCGAACAATTCTATGATTTCATCGACTGCCTCCGGGTCAGCATCTTTGTTTCGAAAGCCAATGTTCATGACTTCTTGTCCTTGAACCATTATGGCTGCTGTCCCGAACAAAACGGTATGCTCCGCTTCGTGCAGTTGATCTTGTATGGCTTCGTTTGCTACACCTTGCACTTCGTGCAGGTCAGTTGGATCGTTGACCCAGCAGACCATTTCAATCTCTGAAGTTTCGACGTTACCATCGTCATCTTCTGCAAACATGAGATACATTTCAAACCTTGGCATCAGGGGCGTCCTTACTCGAAAATTCTCCACCCAGAGAAGAGTATGCCGCTTTGTCTACCCACGAGTCTGAGTGATCTATCTTGTTCAGGATACGCGAAGTTTTGAGCCAGTCCATCATTAATGCAACGTGCGTAGGAGTGATTTCCCCGTGCGATATAATTGCGCTACGCAAAATAACGTTCCAACCCTCTGCAATTCTTTCATGATTATCATAGGCGTCACCGTAATCTTTGGCCCTTGCGCCATTAATTAGACTTTCTGCCTGTCTTAAAAACTCTTCTCGCCTCAATTTAGTTTCTCCTGTGCTGCATAGAATGCTTTGCTTAAAGCGTCTTTGTTCCAACAAAAACTCAAAGCACAGCCTGCTTTATATTTTGTCCACGAGAAGTCCATTGAACTGACATGGATGCCATAATCCATCAATAGGTTCTTTTGCTTCTCTGTGGCCCTGTTATTGAGCCAACGCTTTGTTTTGTTGGCTGCATCGCTGTCTTCGATTTCGCGCAAGAAGTCATCGGCTGCTGACATAGCATGCACCTTCTCGCCAATCGCTACGGTGCGTACACGACCTTTTTGTGACTTTACCATAGCAACCCACATATCATCTTTAATGTGACCTACAAAGGCAAAGCCCTGAAAGCCCATAGCCATCAACGCATTGCCCTCTTGGAATGGGCTAATCCACAAGAATGGCGATAGCTGCATCAAATCGTATTCTGTCATAACGAACTGTTCGAGCGCGGCTTTCTCTTCGGCTACAAACTCATGACCACAGATGGGACATTCTGATACACGCGCATGAACCTCTGCATCACAAGATGGGCATGTTTTTGTGGGTGCTTCGCCATCAACCGTTTTTTCTCTGCCATCAAGATTGGCGACATCATCAATGCTGCCATGCGTAATCACAGACGTACCAAAGTCCATAACAATGCAATCGGTCTTGATTGTGTTTGGGTATAACTCAGGATCAACAATGCGTAGCCCACGACCAATCATCTGCACCATTGTGCCTTTCTGAGAGCATGGACGCGTTAGAACGACACAAGACACAGGCGGGGCATCAAACCCCTCTGTAAGCACGGCTACGTTGACCACAACCTGCAAATCACCATGCTCAAGGTCATGGAGCATTTGCGATCTTTCTTCTTTTGGTGTTTCGCCTGTCACAAAGTTTGCGGCGACACCAGATGCAAGGAACGCATCGCAAAGATGCTCGGCATGTTTGACTGTGGAGCAGAACACAACAGTCTTTCGATCCCCTGCCTTCTGCTCCCATTCCCGAACAATTCTATCATTAATGACTTGTCGATCCATAATCGCGGCGACTTCTTCCATGTCATATTCTTTGCCGCGTCTTGTGACGTTATCCAGTTGATCGTTAACGCCTAGATCGACCACAAAGGTTTTGGGGCGAACGAGGAATCCTTCTTGAATCAATGAACCGATTTCAATTTGATGTGCGCAGTTGTTAAACACAGAGCGCAATCCTTTGCCATCACCGCGATTGGGCGTGGCTGTAAAACCCACAATCTCTGCGCTATCGTTGTCCTCAAGCACAGCATCAATCACACGGCGGTACGTCTTAGCCGCTGCGTGGTGGCCTTCATCAATAACGACCATATCGAACTTAGGACGCTGTGCGAGATTGCGTTTACGAGAGATAGTTTGCACCATTGAGAATACGGCATCGCCATCCCAATGCTTGACCGTTCCATTCACAATGCTTGTTGTGATGTACGGGTTCACCTTTTTGAACTTGGATTCGTTTTGCTCAACAAGTTCATCGCGGTGTTGCACGATAAGAATCTTTTTGCCTTCTTTGTGGCGCTTACCAACGAGCGCAGAAAGCATGATAGTTTTGCCTGCACCAGTTGGTGCAACGACTAAGGTATTGCCGTGTTTGTCGAGTGCATTCAGAGCATCGCTTACGGCTACCTCTTGGTAGGGACGTAGTAACATAAAACACCTGTTCGCTAGAATTGGTGGGGGGATTGCGGCCCTCTGCCCCCCGGTCAGAGGTCTAGCAGGCGCGGATTGGCCTTGCCGCTAGATTACCTTTGCGCCCAAGACGGAACACCACCAGACGCTTGAGGCTGCGAAGGTGCAGCTTGCTGAGTGGCTTGCGCGGCAACAGGAGTCTGCTGCATTGGCGCTTGTCCGCTTGGGATAAATTCCCGCGAATTAGGTGTTAAGGCTGCGATCAAGCGATTGCTATCACTGTAGCCGTTAGTCCCTTTCTTAATACCAACTTTAGCACAGATTTCCATAGCGTTTAAGTCAAAAACACCAGAAATATTTCGTGCCTGTTGCGCTTCCGCTGAAACATCCGCAGGATCAATGTTACGCGCACTTTCGACAAGTGACTTCAATGTGCGTAAACCAATCTCTTTGGCTTGCGGAATACCGCTTTGGCCCATCTTATCACCATCGACAAAGACACGATCCCAAAACTTACGGCGGTCAAACTCGCCACCAATAATGGTGAACTCAAGCTCCATCCATTTAGCCGCAGACGACATTGATTTCTTGAACCAAGGTCCAGAGCCAAACTCAGGCACTTCGATGTCACCCTGCTTTACAAGGACGACTGCACGGCACACTGTGCCATTAGGGATTAAAGAAAACTCACGATCTTGTGGGTTATCATCGGCGGGTACATTATTTAAATTAAGCATTTTGTGCTTCCTCTTCGCTAGAGATTTGTGTTGCAGGATCAACGAATGTTAAATCCTTTGGTTGATCGGGAGAACCACTAGACATCTTTTCCATCAGTTTGCCTAGATGCGGCTCTTCCAAGGTTTCGAGGCGACCAGAGCGATCTTTCGCAGGGTAGCCCCACTCATTCAATGGCTGACAGACAAACGCACGATACTGACCGTGATCCCCTGACAAGATTGCCATTGTAATTACTTCGTCAACAATTCCGGGCAATTCACGTCCAGTCTTGCTGCCTTCGATTTGCAGCGCATATTGCTTGCGCCCATAATCATCTGTGATTTCGTCAAGAATGCCAACAAAAATTACATTCTTGGCGCGAATGTGCTGAAGATGTGTAAGCCACGACATCATCTCACGCCCATGCATTCCATAAGCTGCGCGTGTGTCTAACTTCCCAGAGCGATCAGAACGCGCCTCTGGCTGCTGTAAGCACCACTGAAAGCACAAACGCCCCGCGACTGTGATAGAGTCCACAAACAGAGTATCGTACTTCTGCCAGATGTCTCCGCTATCGCCATACATGGTAGCAACGTAATCATAATGCGCCTGAGAGTAAGGTTGATCCTCACTGAGCGCAGGGTTTGGCCCACCTAAAAAGCAGGCTAGATCACGGCACTCTGTCCATGTGCGCGGACGAATCACATCAATAGGATGTCCTTCGATTGCTGCGTCACCTGCCTCCAAGTCCATAAACAATGTAGTCTCTGGATTGAGTGTTCTGGCAAGTGTGGTTTTACCCACACCGCTTGGACCGCACACCACGATCTTGTGGCCTTTCTTTTCAGCTAAACGCTGATCGGCTGTAATAATTTGCAGGACCATTATTCTACCTCCTCAATAGTAAATCCACCAACTTCTACGGTACGGCACGGTTCGAGAACCGCCTTGATTGCGGGTGGGGCTGCTGTGTATTTGCGCTCCTCAACCGACATTGTAAGTTTACCGTAATGACGCGCATCTTCTTCAGGCATGGCCTGCAATACGTTGCCAAGTTCATCTTGATCCCACACAACCTTTTTGCGAACCGTAGCTTTCAGCTTACGATTACCCGCAACAATATATGTGGTGCCAAAGTCTTTACCGTCTGCGCGTAACGCATCACGAGTTTGGTCTAAGAAAATATCTGAGATTTGTTGTTCGATGTCTTTGAGTTCAACCTTCAAGTCCGCAATCACGTACTTGAGTTCTTCTCGGCGCTCAAAAAGTTCACGACTATTCATGTCGATCCTCCGCTTTTAAATTACTAGAAACTCACATATCCCACAAGGCTTGGGACATGTCAACACTTTTTTAGATAAATTTTTTTATTGACATCCCAAATGAATTGATATATAGTGGGATTATAGGAGGTGAGAGTTTCTAGCTCTCTTATTTTCAATCGGGGCTTTGCCCCCCTTATACTCTGAAAGGAGTATGCCATGTCTAACACTATCCCCTTCGGCCTGACCGTCCGTGGTCAGAAATCTTACACTCAATCTGAAGTGTCGCACTTCATTGAGTGCGCTGATTCAGT